TTTTATGGATTTACCACAAGAAGCGTCTGAAGGAGCTAAAACAGCAGCTTTTAATAGTGATATTAATTATGTAGACTATACAGCTGGAGGAGAGTTCTTAAGAAGTTTTACAGCAGGTGTGGGTCAAGTCTTTAATAGTTTTGCTGATACAATGGATTGGCTAACAGGGACGGATAGTGTTACAGGTGAGACGACTCCAGTTTCTCCTGCAGGTGTTATAGAAAAATTTGGACCAGCTACTGCGCAAATGGGACCAGCGGGACCAAGTATAGTTGTTTTAGATAAATTAGTAGGAGCTGAAACGGGTTTAAATATAGCTGATGCTTTTAGGGCAGTAGGTGATGCTTTAGAATCTGTAGACGATAATATTAATATGAGTGGTATTGATGGTCAGTTTACTACACTAGATGAAAATGGTAATTTAAAAATATCTTTTGCCCAAATGGCAAACCCAAAGTTTTGGTATACAAAGGTGGCTCAACAAATACCTAATTTATTAACTTTTATGGTTGGTGGTGCCGCTGTAGGTAAATTAGCTGTTAAAGGAGCTAAGGCTATTGGTGTTGCAGATAAAATTGCTTTTAAAGGACCTTCTTTATTAAAAAGTATAGGAACAGGATTGGGAAGTAAGGCAATGGGAAAACTACCAAACACAGTAATAAAAGGAAAAGATATAGCAGGTTTCATTGGTGGTGGTGCTGGAGCTAACATGTTAGAAGGAGCAATGATTGCAGGTGAGGCTCATAGGCAAGTGTTAGAAAAAGGGGGGACATTAGACCAGGCTTCTGCTGCGGCTTATGGAGTTTTTGAAGATAACTTAAAATGGATGGCTATTGATGCCCTACAATACAATATATTAACTAAAGGTTTAAAAGGTATTGGTGCTGCTGTAAAGTTAAACAGTGGTATTAATTTTAAGACTGCTATTGCAAGATTTGCTTTAGGCTCTGGTGTTGCTGTAAATGAAGGTATATTAGAACAGTTTCAAGAGGTTCATCAAGATTGGTCTACAAAAAAAAATACTGCAGAGGTTTTAGGCGAAAAATTTGATACAGGTTTTTTTGAATATTTCAATGACCCTGCTGTAGCAGAAACAAGAGTGGTAGCTTTTAGCTTGGGTATATTAGGGGCGGGTACTGGTATTGTTAATCAGGGCGTAAGAGAGATGGCTATATCTACAATAGACTCTATTGCTGAAAGGTCTAGAATAATAGATAAAAAAATTAAACAAACTGGATTATCTGAGGAGTATGATGAAAATTTATTATTTGCTCAAGCCACTAAAGAGATAAATGAAAAAGGTTATTCAAAAGAATTTACAAAAGCAGAGGCTGTAGCACAAAAGGTAGAAGAAATAAGAGAAAAGTTTTTAGCAGGTATTGTAGCAGCAGGAGAGATAGAATTAGGCAATATGCACATAGACAGGTTAGTAAAAGAACAAAAGCTCACTCAAGAAGAAGGCGATAGCTTTAAGCAAAAGATGAATGAGATACAAGAAGCTTTTAATAAGTATGATAATGTGGGTATGGGTAGATTGACTTTTGAGGCTAAAAAAGAAATGGCTTACCTAGCTTACTATCAATCTAAAAATGATGAGGTAATACAACAAAATAAAGATTATTATCAAGCACAAAGAGAAAAGGTAGAGGCTAACACTAAGATGAGTGATAAGGTAAAGAAACAAAACTTAGAAGATATAGCTGCAGAAGAAAAACAAACAATAGAAATACTTGAAGAAACTGGCAAAGGTTATCAACAATCTATGGATAATCTTTATGATGAATCTAGAATACTTGCTGAAAAATTAAAAAAAGAAAGGGAGGATAAAATAAATCAAAGGCTAGCACAACAACAAGAAGAACAAGAGCAAGAATCTCCTACTCAGATAAAAGAACAAGAAATTAAGCAAGAGAAAAAAAAAGAAGTAGAAAAAATAAAATCTGAAATAGAAAAATTAAGAAAGCGTGTTGTAGATAATAAAACCACTAAGTCTAAACAATCTAATCAAAGAAAAATATTTAGACTATTAGAACAAAAATATATAGCACAAGGCTTGTCTAAAGAAAATGCTAAAAAAACAGTAAAAGAGGTAAGGTCTATATTAGATGCAAATCTAAAGTTTACTCTTTCTAAAAAGGGTCAACAAGAGATAGAGACAGGGCAAATGGATGATGTGAAGATTGAAATGAAAAAAGGCAAAAGATTCTTTGCTTTAGAAAAAGCTTTAACAGAAAAGTTTAGAAAGAAAAATGTTAATATAGTTATTGGTGACTTTTCTAATACTAGATTTAGTAAAGAGATAGGTCAATCATTTGATAATGTAAGATTAAATGGTGCAGCCATGGGTCTATCTGCCTATTTAGATTTAAACAACCTCACTAGAAGTGTTTTAAGGCACGAGTTTTCACATATATACATGTCTGTATATTGGAATAGCGGACCAATGAAAGCTCTTAAAAAGATAGTTTTAAAGAGTAATTTTTATAAAGAAGCTCAACGAAATTACTATGACCAGTTAATATTTAAAAAAGACGGTGTAAAGTATAGATTGTCTGACATAATAAATCAACAAGAAATACAGGGATATTTAGAGTGGAGAAAAAAAACTAAAAAAGCAGACAAGTCTGTAGATGGTTATTTAGCATCACAAAGAAGTAAGCTTACTAAGTTAGGGTATGAAAAACTAACTGCATCACAACAAAGATTCGTTTTAGAAGAAGCTGTAGCAAAAGTTTTAGAAGCCCCTTTGAGTGATTCGCAGATTAAAAAAGCGTTTACAACACAGGATTCTCCTACTGCAAAAAGAAAGATTGATGGATTCTTTTCTTATGTATCTAGTGTGTTTACAAGACAAGACTCTAAGCAAATATTAGAGGCTGCAAATATAGAAGGTTTAGTTACAGAGTTAAAAGATGCTGTGGGTGCAGTAGATATTGATATGAAAAAGGTTAAGCCTTTTACTAAAAGAGTTAGAAGACAAAAGGGTTATGGAAACAAAATGCAGAGTCGTTATATTATGAACACTAGACAGACTGCAAAAAACGCTATTAAAACAGAGATAAATAACTTAATATATTCAGAGGCATTTAAAGAAACTAGAGAGTCTAAAGATAGCTTTAACCCTACAGGTAAAAGAAAAGGTATGCCTACAGCAAAGTATATACAAGCCTTACAAAATCTTATAACACAAAACTCTGAACAAATGCAGGAAAACGTTCAGCAGTATGGAGAAGAAGTTTCTAACTATTTATTTGATAATAATGGTAAGCCTAGAAAAGATTTCTTTGAATTAGTTAATGAAGAGTTCCAATCTTATAGAACATCTCCTATTGTAAAAATGGATTCAGAGTATGAAAGCTTTACAGAAAATGATGAAAACTTTGTTGAAGCATTTTTAGAAACTAGAAATGGTGAAGGGCGTATGGGTGAGTTTATGTCAGACTTTGTAAAAAAACAAATATCCATAGGTGGTGTAGATATAAACCTAAGACACTTAAGACAAGTTCTATATAACTCTGTAAAAGATATTAACGGTGTTATGTTAACAAAGGAGCAGTATGTAGAAAGGCAAGAGACTATGCTAGACATACTAAAAGAAGGAGAAACATTTACATCTGAAAATCAATTGTTAGCAAACTTTATGAATTATATGAAAGAAGTTTATAAAGGCGACAACACTATGCAGGGCAATCCTATAGAACATATATATCAAGAGCTATCTAGTTTTAAGCAAATAGATTTCCATACCATATCTTTAGTAAACGGAAAGTATCAAATAAAAAAAGCTACTAAAATAGAAAACAATATTATTAAAAATAGAGCCAGAAAGTTTTTTACAAACTCTTTTCAAGTAAAAGACAACAAGCTTACAGGAGAGGGCTTTACAGATAATATGGTTTCTAGACTTAATTTAGTCTCTAATTTAATGTCTGTTCATAACAAAATGATAGATAGCTCTTTGTCTGATGAGCAAAAAACAAAAATAGCAAAAGAGTTTGTTTACGAAAATTTATTTAAAAACAATAACGAGTTATATAGTAGCCCTGAAGCTATAGATGATGCTGTAGTTGAAGAGTTTGTTAAGTTTGAAAATGTAGAAGAATCTGCTACATTTAAATTAATTCAAGATTTAGCAAGAATAGAGTTTCAAGACAAAAAAGGCTCTAAACGTGCGTATGCGCAAGATGCAAGAAGAGGTAAAAAAGACCGAGCGCACGTTATAGAAGTTATTAAGAAGTTTGCGGAAAGAAATGATTTACAATTAGCTATAGAAGAAGGTAAGTTAGACCCTAATTTCAAAGAGAACTTTAAATCTTTAATGGAGTTCTCTATTAACAATAATAACTTTTTAAGAGCTATTAACAAAAAGACAACCACTCCAGCTAGATTAATTATTAACAGAGATGGTTCTTTAAATTTTGCACAGGTTTATCCAGACGCAAAACGTTTTTCACAAGGTGTTTTAAATAGTATATTAGAAAAGGCTATAGAAACACAAGAGTTAAAAGAGTTTGACTCTATGATGCTTATGCCTAACAATGAAAAGATTAATGTAACAGCTAAAATGAATTTTACTGATAATCTAATAGGTTATATTAATCAAGAGATGAAAACAGAAGAAGGTAAGAAGAATCTGTTAGAGATGTTTGAGGGTAACTTGTATATAGAAAATGCTATAAAAAACAATACGCTTCCTGAGATAGTAGAAGTAATGGGTTATGTGCGAGGGGAAGATGGATTTGCTAGGGGTAAAGCTCCAGCAAATGTATATACTTCAGCTCAAATAGGATTAATAGTAGATGCTATAGAATCAGGAACAGATACTTATAGTCAAAGTGTAACAGTATTTTCTGACAAGAAAAATGAAGTTCACATTAAAAACACTAAGCTATTAACTTTAGAAGAGGCTCGTAAAGAAATAAAGAAGTTTGAAGGCAGTCCTGTAACATTTTTAAATGGAGATACTTATTTATCAGGAGACCAAAACTTTATAAATCAATTAACTAAAGATTTAGAAACTTTTGTTAATAATAACAGTATTGAAGTAAGTCCTAATATATTAGAACAAGTAGCCCTAAACTATGCTATAAACAAAATGCATGCCAAAGATTTATTATTAGGTCCTGCTAAATACTTTAAAAATGGTAGAGATTATATTAAAAGGTCAGCTGGTCCTATTGCATCAGGTATAAAGATGGGTGGAAGGATAGAGCCTATTATGATTAAAGATTCTGTGTTTTATTTAAACAAAGAAGATGAGTCTGATATTATATTCGAAGAACAGTATAACAAACTTCCAAATAAAAAAAAGAAACAATATGATGAAGTTAACAGGACGGATGCTACATCATTTATTTTACCTGAAGATGGAAAAGATATTAAAAGTTTATTTGGTGGAGTAAGACAGCCAGGTAATCATTATAAGTTTGTATATAATGGACAAAACTTTGACAACAAACAATTTGAAAATAAATTTGGTAAAAGACTTCCTTTTTATGGAAAAACTAATGTATTTGTATTGTCAGATAATTTAATTGCTCAATATCCTAAATTTGCACAACTAGCTCAAGCATTAAGGTTAAGAAGAAAACAAGGCGTAGTTCCTGTTATTATGTTTAATTCAGCTATTAAAGTTCAAAGTAATGAAATGACAGAGTCTTTAGTAAGTGTAGATGAATTACAAGAGCTTTTAAAAAATGAAGGAAAGAAGCTGAACGAAATGCAAGATGACTTTTTTGTAGACAGAGAAAATGGATTGACTGGCTTAGATGGTAATAATTTCTTTTTACAAACGGAATTAGATAAATCTTCAAGTGATGCTATATTTGGAAAGCAGTTTATAGCCATGCTACTATCTTTACCACAAAACAGTAAAGAAGCTGTAGGTGTAGTTAAAAAGCTAATGAATGCTAGAAACTCTTTAAATGAAAATAAGCTAAGCAAGTTTAGACCTGACAATAAAGACTTTAGAGAAGCTGTTGCTAATGTTATGGACCCAAAGATATTTGGTGAAGCAATAATAGAGCAAGTAAGAAGCGGAAGTATAGACTCAAACACTATAGAGGTAATAAACAAAACCCTTAAATCGCAGTTCCAAAAATCTATGAAGCTACGTGCTCCAGGTGGACTACTACATCAATCTACAGACTTTGCTATAGACACAGAGAACATATCTAAAGATAAGATATCTGAATCTCCAGGACTAAAAGGTTATGTAAAAGAAGATGGTAACATAAAAGAATATGCAGAGGTTATTGTAGATGAGTCTTTGGGTTATGGAGAAGGTGATGTTATTATACTACAAAGGGTTCCTTTCTCTAAATTAGGAGATGCTGTAATAGGTAGGGTAAAAGGCACTGTGTCTAATTCAGGTTCTATGGTTATGATTCCAGCAGAGCTTTCACACAAGATAGGTTCTGATATGGACGGTGACTCATTGCATGTTGTAGGTAAGTTTAAAGAAGAAAAAAACAAAGCTCAAGAAGAATTCAATGCAGCTTTTCAGTCGGTTGTAGATATGTTAAGCAAGAAAGAGTATCAAGCATACATGGAGGCTGATATGAACTTTGAGTCTGCTGTAGAAGAAGCTGTAAGTAAATTTCCAAAAGGAATAACCCCAGTCAATGATAATAAAAATGATTTATCTATACTAGGTAATAACGATATATACAAATCAAATGTATTAGGTGCTGGTATGATAGGTATTGCGGCTGTGTTAAACACTACACAAAAGACATTAAGTAACTTTAAAGTTCTGGGACACCCATTAAAAAGCACTATTAATGGCAAAGAAATACAAAGAAGCTTTGAGGATGGTGGTAATGCATTTAAAAATGTAGCCTATATATTAAACATCTTTTTAGACAATGCAAGTAAAGGTAAGGCTAACCAGATGAATATGAACATCCATACGTTTCCTATTATACAACAACTTGTATTAAGAAACGTAGAGTTCAATAATATTATGGCTATACTTAATCACCCTGCTACAAAAAGGGTTTCAGAAATACTATCTAATACAGAGGGTAGGCCAGCAGATAATATTCCAACAGCTATAGGACAAGCTTTACAAGAATTAAATGTTACATCTTTAGCTGAGTATGATATACAAATAAATGATGGCTTTGTAAATCAAAATGCTGAAGTGTTAACTTTATTACGTGAAATCTATGATGTAAAGGAAGGGGCTGAGCAAAATTATTTTGGTCAAGGAACTTCTTTCTTGGGAACTATTAGCACGTTAAATAACTTGGACAGTAAAATGCCTGAAAACATACACGGTGCTAGAGAGTTAAAGGCTAAAATAGATAAGTTAATAAAACATATATCTGGAACAAAAGGCTCTGCAATATTTGATGCATCTGATTTATATAAAAATGGACAGTTTACTTCACCTGTGTTACAAGAAAACTATACTAAACTAACTGAATATATAAATGATTTAACTAAGCTAGACCCTGTTCACCAATCAGAGCTTAAATCTCTAGCCACATCAGAAGAGTTTACTAATAAATTAAAATCATTACTGTTAAGAAAAGTAGGTCCAGAACTATATCAATACAATCCTGCAAATATTTTAGGAAGCGTAATGTCTGCTGATGTAAAGGTTCTTGAAAAACTAGCTAATCCAGAATCAAAAATTCAAGAAGTTAACAATATAATTTTAGAAAATTTATTAAAAGTCTCTTTGAACAATTCGCAGTATGAGTTCTTTAAGTTTTTGACTATAGAAAAGGTAGGGTCAAACTACAAAATTAAACTAAACAGAAACATAAAAGAAAACTACGAATTAGCACAAGAGGCTTTTGAAAAACTACCACTTAACATGCAAGACTATTTAGCTCATTATGATTTAGTTTTTAATAATCATACGGGTATAGATGCTATATTACCTTACATGGGTAAGTCAAAAAAATCAAAAAGATTTGGTATATACAAATTAGGTAAAAAAATAAATTTAGAAAAGGTAGCAGAAGGGGTGGATTTAAAAAGAGTAGAAAATTATATAAAAAGTCCAACAATTACCGCGAAAATGAATTACTTTTTTATAGAAAAGGCTAGAGAAGAACTTGTTATAGAAGAAAACGAGTCAGGCGAGGTAATGTATTCTAGAAAGGTTCAGCCAGAGGTGTTGGGTGTAGCTAAAGGTAAACAAATTATAGACCAAGATGGTAACTTTGGTAGCACAGCTATGTATTCTTATTCAGAACAAATAGATTCAGAAGAAAATATGCCTGGTATTAAAGGTATGATTGAATATTTAAGAGTTGCTGCAGGTAAATCTTTTGAAAGCAAACAAGACATGGAGGCTAGAATGGAGACAAAGCAAAAAGAGGCTTACGAAGAAATGTATAAAAAATACAGAGAGGACTTTGTTAAAGTGTCTGAGTTAGAAGCTCAACTATTATCTACTGATGAAAGTGGTAATATGAAAATTGAATCTGATGCATATACTGTAGATGATTTAATTAAACAAATGAAAGAGTTAAACACGTTTGACAAAACTGCTAAAACAAGACTTTATAACACTATTGGTCAAGTTGTAGGAGCTAAAATAGCATTAAAGGTTATTCAAACACAACTTAACAATGCAGAAAAAAACGGTCTTTCTCAAGAAATAATAGATAAATTAGAAAAAGAAAAACAAGACATAAAATTAAAAAAACAAGGGGGTGATGTTAGTAAGGTTGCTAAATGGTTAAGCACTGATATAAGTGATTCAATTAGAGGTGAAATAGCAGAACTTCTGAATGTTCTTAATCAAGAAGAGATGTTGTATGGAATAGAAATGGATAAGGTTAATAATAAGTTTAAAATGGATAAAACTTATGAAAACTTATTAAAATCTAAACTTGGTAAAGGTAAAAGTAGCCTGTGGTTTTTAAAGTATGGCTTGTATAAACTTAGTTATGTGGCTAGATATTATTATAATCAAAGAATTTTTGGAAACATAATGATAGAAGAACAAAAAGAAGTCCCTGCAATGATTGAAAGAAATGGCAAACAAGTACAGGTTGGAACTAAATATGCTAGAGTGTTAAGATTAAAAAATGAAGCAGAGGCTAAAAATTCTAATTTTTCTAAAGAAGAACAAGCTTATTACAATATGTATAAGCAGGTAACTGAAACTTTCCAAAATCATTTATCACAAAAAATAGGACAAGATGGAGAAGTGGTCTTAAAAGAAAAAAGAAAAGATTATATACCTCACAGAAGTATGTCTAGGAATGAAATGATGATTGCTAGGAATTTAACTTCTGCTTATATATTAAATAACTACTCGCATGAACTATCTAAGATTGTGGTCGTAAACAGAAAAACTGGAGAGTCTAAACCTTTGCGTGACTTTATTGAAGAATATAAGATTTTACAAATAGATAAAAATACAAAGGGCTCTATTAAATTAGGCTCTGCGCAAGATAGAGCTTTGAGGTCAGAAATAAAACAACTTATATCTGATGCTAATAGGTATTTAAAAAGAGGAACTGATGCAGATGGTAATATTATCATTAGAGAACAAGCGCAAGATAATGAAATGGGTAAATACTTTAACAGATATGTAGAAGAACGTTCTAGTTCTGCTGAATTTAAAGGCTCAATAGATATGCACGCAGCTTTACAAGACTACGTTAGAACTAATTTATTTTATCATGGTTTAGATTCTCAGTCAGGATTTAAATTTAAAGGTATAACAGAGCAGATACCATTAATAGATGGTATAATGGGTTATCAATCTTTAAGGGGCAGAGAAAACGCAAGAACTTGGGTAAAAGAGTTATTGTTAGAAAGATATGTTTTGAAAAAGACAACTAAAAAATCTTTATTTACAGCTAGTGGAGAAAGAATTTGGGCAGACAAAATATTTGAAAATTTACATAAGTGGACAATGTTTATTGGTTTAGGTTTTAACTTTACTGCGGGTGCTGGTAACATATTAATAGGTAAGTACAACACCTTTAGACAAGCTGGTTGGACTAAATTTAGAGTTGGTGAAGCTAGATTTTTTGGTATGACTAAAAAAGGTTTTGATAAAAACATTGCTAATAAAACTAGAAAGATAACTACATACTTTGGTTTATTAAATGAATCTTCTGCACAAATTAGTGAAGATATATTTAGAGGTCCATTTGGAGATTTAGTGTTTGTTGCCATGGTAGGTTCAGAGAAGTATATACAAAGAGCACAGTTCGCAGGTATGATGACAGATGCTGAGTTTGATTCTTTTGAAATAGTAAATGGTCAAGTAAAAGTAAAACCAGGCCAAAACACTGTAGAGAAAAACAAAACTAATCAAGAAGTATTTGATGAGTTATCTAAAAATGCTGACAGATATAAGTCAAAAATATTTGAAGTGCAGGGTCAGGGTTATACAGCATTAGACCAAAGATTAATACAACACTATTCTATTGTAAATGGTTTGTTACAATTTAAGAGATGGTTGCCTACATTTATATTAGATAGAATGTCTGCAGAAAAACAACTAAGAAGTGGAGAGTGGTACATAGGTACAGCTCCTGCTATGATATCTTATATGAAAGATGTTATACTTGACCCAGATGGTAAAGATGTAAGAGGTAAGTTTGGCGCTGCCTTTAGAAAGCTTCCAAAACACAGACAAGAGGCTGTAGCTAGAGCTTATAGAGGTGTGCTTGGTATGATGACTGTAGTTTGTTTATATGCATTTACAGGAGGGTTTAGTGAAGATGATGATGAAAGTGCTGTACAGAAACAATTAAAAAGAACTTTCTGGGATATGAACCTTATGTTAAACATAGACAAATGGCAATATATGATTTCTATGCCAGCAGCACAAACAGGTGAAAACTTATTATTTGGTATGAAAGATTTAGTTACTAGAGCAGAGTATCAAAGAGATGCAAAGTATGGTGATAAAGGAGATTTAAAAGCGCGTGGTAGATTAGCTAGATTGTTCCCTAATATTGTTAGAGGTACGTTTGCTAAAGAGTAAAAAATCAATAAATAAAAATTAGTATATTTGTATAACGATAAAACTGAAAAATAATGGCGTATTCAACAACACCAACAACAAAAGTTACCATTAGCATTAGTAGTAGTGGACTAACTTCAGAAGCTATAAATGTTAGTCAAACATTTGAGCTTACTGCTATTGATAATGTTACAGGGTTAAAAAACTCTACAGGGATAAGAAGACAAAAAGGATTTAATAGTGGCGTAGTAGTTTATGATGCAAGTGAGCATGGAGCTGCAGCTAATCAAGGCTGGTTGTGGGTTCATAATCCTAATACAAGCACAAATGGTAGCGTTTTTATTACTATAACCGCTACTAATCATCAAGACCCTGTAGAAAATTGTGTTATAGGAAAAATTTATGAAGGTAAAAGTTGTTTAATACCATTAGAAGGACACACGGGAGCTTCAGATATAACACTAACCACTGCAAACGCAGGAGATTTTGTTGAATATTGTGTATTTGCAGAAACTGTAGACAATGATTCAACTACAAACGAATTAGGTAAAGCTTAAAATAATATAATATGGCAACAAAAATAGTAGACCCAGTAAGCAAAGTTAATATAAGTATAACTTCTGCTAACATAACATCTAATCCTCTTAATTTAAATTGCTCTTTTGACCTTAATAAAGCAGGAACAAGAAATGGTTTAGATGTGTTTACAGGAATATCAAGAAGAAGTCATGGTTCAACTACCGCGTTAAGAGTAATAGATGAGGCTGATTTTGATGATGATAAAGCTCATGTGTTATACATAAAGTGTTTGTCTACAGATATTACTGAGTTTTTAGAAATCTTTGTTAAAGATGGTGATTCTCCAGATGATGCTAACAATTTATTAGGGAGAGTTTATGCAGGAAATGCATTTGTAATACCTTACGCAGGTCATTTAGATGTATTTGTTGGACAGTCAGCTGCTGCAATGGAATATGAAATAGCGCTATTTAGCGAATAATAATAATTAAAATTAAAAAAATGGGAAGTTTATTAGATAACCTTAGAGGTTCAAGAAAAACAAGTAGAAGTAAAAGCAGAACGTCTGTTGCTAAATCAAGATTTAAAAGCAAACTATCTTCTAAAGCTACTAAAATCGTTGCTAAGCCTAAAAAGGCAGCTTCAAAACCTGGAAAACCTGGAAAACCTGGAAAAGGAAAAGGTAAAGGTTAAACAACAAAAAATATAAATTATGCCTGGAATAAAAACAACCATATATGATGCTTGTGTAATGGTAAATAACACAACATTTGATTTAAGGGGACCTGCAGCTAAAGTTGGTATTACCGCTAATGGCCCTGTGTCTAAAGGACAAAAAACTATTAGGGTAAATGGGACAGATGCAACGGGATTAGATGTAGGTGATAAATTAGTAAGTGGACTAACTGGAAATGCTATAGGTATTGTTGAATCAACAACAACGAATTCTATAACCCTTGTAAGAGGCAGTCTTACTAGTTTAATTAATGATGACACTATAGAGTTAGCTCCTAGATTTGAAATTGTAGCTATTATGCCTCTTGGTAAAACAGCTTCTGATTTAAATGAAAGTTCTACAGAGCTTACTGTTTTAATACCAGTTAATAGAAATTGGATAGGAACACTTGCGCCTAATGGAGGTACTTATTCTGACTTTGACGATGCTGTTACTAGATTTGGCGCTGGTAGTGAGACCACAAAACCCCTTATAGCCTCTCAATGTTTTCCTTCTGGAACTTTAATTGAAGGAAGATGGAAAGCTTGTGGTGTGGGTGCTAATGAGTTTGCTATGCTTTATTTAAAAGCATCTCCTTCTCAAACTTTTTAAAATGAAAAATATATTAGTCATATTAGTATTACTATGTTCTGTGGCTAATGCCCAAATAGAAAACTTTTTTAAATATTCTACTTTTTATGTATCTAGCTCAATGAGTTCTTCTACATTGGAAGATGGTATGTATAAAATAGAAAACAAAGTCTTAATGGATATTACAGAAGTAAATCCATTTGATTATAACTACACTATAGGTCTGCGTAAGGTGGCTCGTTTTGATTACGAACACAAAGTTAAATCATTCTATGATGGTACAGAGTCACAGATATCAAATAAAGCTCCTATAGGCAACGCAAAAGGCTTTGAATACTTAGCAAACCTTTCTTTGGTACGAGATAGAGGAGAGGAGTTTGTAAATCAGGATTTCTTCCTACGTTATTTGAGTGATTCGTACCTTATTAAAAGTCAGTTTGTAGACAATCAAAAGTATGATTTAAAGTATATATTATCAGAGTTAAGATGGAGAAAAAACGTAGGAAACTTTGATTTTTCTATAGGTGCAGCATTTAGAGTGCACCCTGTTTATGGGATAGTTCCTATAAACGAATCTTGGGACCCAGCTGTAACACCTTTTTCTGCAATAGCAGAAGATTTTGGTTATGTAAGCGAACAGTGGTCACAAGGAGGCTACGTAAACTATGATTGGTTTGATATTTCTAGTGGAGATTCAGTTCAAGTAGCACATTCAACAGGAGAATTTATGAGACATTACTTTGGTAATGCTATAGATGAATATAATGACAGAGAACTTAAGAAATTAGGTTTACAAAAAGAATTATCTGTTATATTCGGGGTTGCTTATTATAAGTACACTTCTGATTTTTGGCTACATGGCTGGATGAATGTCCTGCCCTACCATATAGGACTAGACGATTATAGTTTTGATTACAGTGATAATCAGTGGTCAGAGGAGGGCATACCAGCTATTATAGAATGGGATGCTGGACTTGTTATGGGGTATAGAATAACTAGAAATCTTGGCTTTTTTGTAGAAGGGACGCACCAAAGATATTGGATGCGCCCCATATATGAATTTAAGATTGGAATAAATTTCTTATTTTTATAGTATGAAAAGATTATTATTTATAATATTATTTGTATTTGGTTATGGATTTAGTCAAACAAACTGTCAACTATGTGTTGAACAAAATGGATTTTATTGTGGAGATGACCCTGCTAATTGGACTCAGTATTCTCCTAATGGCTGCGTTCCTAATGGTCTTAATGACCTTTTTTATCTTAATGATGGGTGGGAAGATTGTGTCGATGGTAGCGACGAGCAAGACGCTGTTCCTACAACGATTTTAGATTGTTTGCCGCCACTTCCTGATTGTGATACTATATTCTTAACAGAATACGAAACTATATTTGATACTATAATAAACACAGAATTTGTTTATGAAATTATAATAGACACCGTAGAAGTAGAGGTGTTTGTACCAGAATATATATATGTAATAGATACTGTAACTGTATATGAAGATATTTTAGACACATTGTTTGTAGATGTAATAGAGTATGTAGATGTTATGGTTTATGATACTATTATAGAAATAGAATATGTAGAGTTTATAGAATATGTAGATTGTGAAACGGGTTTACCTTGTTCGTCTAATCTACAAGAAATAATAAAAGCAACAGAGGGCAATAATAGAATGTATAACTTATTAGGTCAGGCAATCAGAGAACCTAAGGGTTTATATATCCAAAATGGAAAAATTAAGTATAAATTAAAAAATTAAAAGTCATGCCTAATAAAAAAAGAAAAAAATTATTTAAAATAACAAGATTTACAGATGAACTTGGAAATAAAAAAGGTTCTCTTAAAGAATACAGAAATCCTTTTACAGGAGCGTATAGAACAGTAGAAAAAGATAGAAGAAACATAACTGGTACCGGTGAACTTTCTAAAACAAAACAGGTAGGAACACGTAAAAAAGGATTAAAAAAAATAAAATCTAAGAGACCTGGTATGGGATATTCAAAGGTGAAGTATATGCACGGAGGAATGACAATGAGCTCTCCTAGTTTATTAGACAATGTAAAGACTACTTATGAAATGGGTGGTGTTATGGAAAAATATGCTATGGGTGGAAAACTAAAAGAGGTTATGCCAAATCAAAAAGGATTAGCAAAGTTGCCTAAAGAGGTTAGAAACAAAATGGGATATATGAAAAAAGGTGGAATGATGAAAGAGTATAGAAAAGGTGGAAAAATGGAATATGGTCATGGAGGAATGATGAATGGAGGAATGATGAGACAACACGACTAATCATGCCAGGTAGAAAAAAATATAGAAATATAGCTTCTTCTATGGGTGAAAACTCTAAAGTAATAACCACTGACACAAAAATTAAAGAAAAAGGTAAAAGGGGAAAATTTAAATATAAATTTAACCCTGACGGAACTCTTAAAAAAACTGTTAGAAAAAAAGGTTTGAGAAGAGTAGTAGATAAACCTAAAAGAGATTCTAGAAAAACTATGGCTAATAGATTTAGAAATATCATAGATGAAAGAAGAACTTCTAGGTTTATGGATGGTGGAATAATTCAACACGATTAATTATGAATATATTTAAAGACGATAACAATTGGAATGAAAAGTCTATAGTAGGATTTATAGCTTTTCTTATTATGGTTGTTGTTATGGTAATAGATTTAATAACTGGAGCTGTAGGTTCTGATTTAGTTATAAATAAATTTGTGTATGATTCATTTGTATGGGTTGTTCTTGGCTGTTTTGGAATAAGTGGTGTAGAAAAGTTTTCAAATAAAAAATGTAATAATTGTCCTAAATAATGTCAAAAGAAATATCAGAAGATTCAAAGTTTGAAGTTAGTATTAAAACCCTAGGTGGACTAGCGGTGTTAATATTTGCTTTTGTAGGCATGTGGTTTACTCTTCAAGCTGAGATAGCTGAAGCAAAGTTACTTCCTATACCGCCTGACCCTGAAGTAACAAAAATGGAATTTGATATGAAAGACCAAATGATTAGACAGACTATATTAGATACACAAGAAGACATGAAAGAGGTAAAAGAAGACTTAAAGTATCTAAGAAACAAACTAGATAACATGAATTAATATGAATATTGCCAACGTTCTATATGTACTAATGATGTTGTTTTTTTTTGGATTAGGAATAACATTTGGACAAGGCTTTATTTGTTCTGATAATTTTAAAAATACAATAGCAAAAGATATAGTTGCTATAGAATTTTGGGCCTCTTGGAATTCATCTAATGAGTTTTCAGAGTTTTCTAAACTAAAAGAATGCTCTAAATATAGAGTAGATGTAGGTAAATGTAACGAAATACAAAAACAGTATAGTGTTACAGGTATTCCTACTGTTATTATATTTGAAAACGGAGAAGAAAAAGAAAGGTTTAAACCTAATATTATGTTTCAATTAAATGCAGATAGAAAAACTATACAACATTCAATAGACACATTAACATTAAATAAATTTCAATAATGACAGATTATAGTAAAAAATTTCGTAAAGAAAGAGATAAGTTTAAAAAAAAGAATATAAGGAGAAAAAAAAGGGGTAAAGAACTTATTGACCCTAGTGAATATACTTTTAAATATAGACCAAAAGGCTCAGGTCTTTTTAGTAAAAGAAAAACTTCTACAGTAGAGACAAGAAGTGAAAAACAAAAAAGAACAAAGCGTAAAATGCCACAACAATCAATACAGGGTGTAGGACGAGATATAGCATCTTCTAGATTTGGTCGTGGTGGTATTACAAAAGGTAGAGATATGTTTACTCAACAATATGATTAATATGAAATTAACTAAAGAAATAATAGAAGAGGGCGTAAGGTCAAAAGGTTATAGATGGTTTGAAAAAGGCGACTATAATCTTAATATAGTAGGCGTAAGAAACTCTAACACAGGCACAGAAGTTACTAATAAGTTTGATGATAAGATAACATTATCATTTAAATGTGATGGTCAGTGGGAGTTTTATTGTTATGATTGTACTACTGACCCCGGTAAATATTGGGTGGAGAATATAATGAGAGTGGAGGGTGTGGCCGTATTGAAGGAAGGACAGTATCGTGGTTCTCATAAAATTAGATTACATCAAGGTAGATACGAGGCTTTAGGACAAAATGGTCCTGTAACTGTATATAGAGACGCTAATAAGGACAATAAGTTTGATTTAAGCGACGATAATACACAAACTGGACTCTTTGGTATAAACATACACAGAGCAACAAAATGGGGGGGTAAAAAATCTTCTAAGGTAGATAAGTGGTCTGCTGGATGTCAAGTAATAGCTGCTAATGACGATTGGCATGAGTTTATGGATATTTGTAGAGTGGCTAGAGATACTTGGGGTAACAGCTTTACTTATACTTTATTAGACAGTAAGGATTTAAAAATATAATATGTTTAAAGAACTTTTAAAATCATTAGTAGGTGACGCAAGTAACATTATAGATAATGTTGTAACTACAAAGGAGGAAAAAATAAGATTAAAGAATGAGATGAAGCAAATGCTTTTAAATTCTGAAGCTGATTTACAAAGAAATGTAACAGATAGATGGAAAGCAGATATGGCATCTGATTCTTGGTTAAGTAAAAATGTAAGACCAATAACTCTTATATTTATGTTAGTTTGTACTATGTTATTGATATTTATTGATGCAGGTGCAATAGACTTTACAGTAGAAGACAAATGGACAGATTTGTTACAAATTGTTTTGATTACTATTGTAGGTAGCTATTTTGGAGGAAGGTCAATAGAAAAATTAAAAAATGGCAAAGGGAAATAATTTTAAATTTGTAGGGAACAAAAGAAGTAAAAGACCTGGTGTACATTCAAAAAATGCATCTAAAGGTCAGAGTGCATATAAAAAACAATATAGAGGACAAGGTAGATAGTTATGGCTAAAACACCCGCATGGCAACGTAAAGAAGGTAAAAATCCTAGTGGAGGATTGAACAAGAAAGGTGTAGCCTCTTATAGAAGAGCAAATCCAGGCTCTAAATTAAAAACAGCCGTAACTACTGACCCTAAAAAATTAAAAAAAGGTAGCAAAGCTGCTAAAAGAAGAAAGTCTTTTTGTGCTAGAATGAAAGGAATGAAGAAAAGATTGACTAGTGCAAAGACAGCAAGAGACCCTAATTCAAGAATTAATAAGTCATTGCGTAAATGGAACTGTGAAAAAGGGGGTATAGTTCCAATGCGTGACGAATATGGACAATTAGATTAATAGTTATGGCAAAAAAATCAGTAAAAGCTCCAGCAGGTTTCCATTGGATGAAAAAAGGAAACAATACATTTAAGTTAATGAAACATACAGGTAAATTTAAACCGCATCCAGGTGGAAGTTTATCTGCAAGTTTTGATGTACAAAAAAGACATAGAGTTGCAAAGAAAAAGTAAAGACCCAAAAGTAGGGACAGGAAAAAAACCAAAAGGTTCTGGACGTAGATTGTATACTGATGAGAATCCTAAGGATACTGTAAGTATTAAATATGCTACAGAGGCAGATGCTAGAGCTACTGCAGCTAAAGTAAAAAGAATTAATAAATCTTTTGCTAGAAAAATACAAATACTAACAGTTGGAGAACAAAGGTCAAAGTATGGTGGTAAACCTAGACAAGCAGGTATATTTAAAAGAGCAAAACAAGCTATAAGAAGAAACCGTAAAAAAAAATAAATTATGCCAAAAGACGCGTGTTACCATAAAGTTGTTCGTAGATACGGACCAAAGACATCAGCATACAGGAGTGGTGCTATGGCTAAATGTAGAAAAGTTGGAGTCTCTAACTGGGGAGAAGGTGGAAAGAAAAAGAAAAGAAGAGGAGGTGTTGTTAGAAAGATGAAACATGGTGGAATGATTAAATGTTTATTAGAGTATCAAAAAGATTGATATGGCTGTAAGAAAAACAAAAGCTGGATTAAGACTTAAGCGTTGGTTTAAAGAAGATTGGCGTACACCAAAAGGTAAAAAAGATTATAAAGGTGGGGAAAATACTTTTAGACCAACTAAAAGAATAAGTAAAGATACTCCTACCACATGGAGTGAGTTAAGTCCATCTGAAAAAGCTAGAGCTCAAAAAGAAAAAAACACAAAAGGTAGAGTTAGTAGATATAAAAAAAAGAAAAGATTTAGTAAAGGTGGTATAATACAACATGACTAGTTATGGCAAGAAATTCATTAGCAGGTAAAAGAACAGGAAAGTCTAAGACAGCAAAATTTTATGCAAAAAATCCTAAATCAAAGTCAAAAAAGAAATCATATGATAAAAAATATCATAGCACTACAGAAAGAAAAAACTACCGTGTATCGTTAAATAAAGCTAATAGAAACAATCCTAGAAGCAAAAAAGGTGATGGTAAAGATATGTCACATACTCAGACAGGTTCACTAGTTTTAGAGCTACAAAGACGAAACAGAGCTAGAAATAGAGGTAAAAAGGCGTAATTAACACCTATTTGTTGATAATTTAGCATTATAAATACTTTTTTTTATTAAAAAATTATGATATTGGGTGGCATGAATACCAAGAAACCTCAATATTTAGTTATTAATGCTTTATATTTAGATGACTCCAAAACAAGTTTAATGGACAAAATATGTACTTTAAATGGAAAATGGGATATAATAAATTTAGATGGCAGTTTAACTTCAATATCAAATCACTGTTTTTCTTACGATGAATTTTATGAAGATAATTTTATAAGAATAGCTTATGTAAAATCTTTAAAAAATAATAATGTAGATAACAGAACTTATAAACAAGTAGATTCAATGGAAGCTTATATACGTTATAAATTACTTAAGAATCCATCATTAACAATTTGTGATATAAATATATTTACAGAATATACAATGGGATTTGATTTAGAGAATTTAGCAAAAGAAATTGGTATTCCTAAAAAAAATTTAATGTATAAATACGATGAATCGAAACAATGAAATAACCAAGTATTTACTTGACAATCCAGAAAAACTTACAGGAGATTATGCTAATACAGCTGCAATGTTTGGAACAAACTATGAGCAGATAAGAAGTTTAGCTAGAAGAATACGCGGCACACACTCTAATAATAAAACAAAAAAGAAAGAAAAGCTACATATGGAAGAAGGCCCAGAGGGTAGATTTATTATAGCTGAGGATACAACGCGAGTAAAGTCATTAGATGACCTGCTAGAAGCATTTGATGTTGATGATAGTGAATGGGAAGTTGACTGGTATGATATTGGTACTTACGAGCAGACAGGGTTTGACAGTGAAAGAAAACCTGTCACCACTACCATGTACCGTTGTAAGGCAAAGCTAAAACGTATAGACCCATTTAAAAATATCAAAACCACGCGACAGTCTTTGATGGAAGACCTGTCCTATTTAACCACTTATACACCCAAGCATAAGAAAATAATAAAAGGTCAAGATACTACCGCGCATATGCTAGAGATTGGAGCTTATGATTTACATTTAGGAAAGATAGGAATAATAGGAGATGAGTATAGTATGGAAATAGCTGAACAGAGGTTAATGAAAGCTATAGAGCACTTGTTGATGAGGGCGTCTGCGTTTACTATAGATAAGATACTCTTTGTTGTTGGAAATGATTTACTGAACAGCGACGGAGATAAGCCAATACCACGGACAACTAAGGGGACACCTCAATTTAATAGTGACCACCATATAGAGATGTATAAGAAGGCTAGAAGATTAATGATAATGGTTATAAATGAATTAGCGGCTATATGCCCTGTGCATGTAGTTATAATGCCTGGAAACCATGATGAAGAATGTATAATGTACCTAGGAGACGCATTAGAGCTATACTACGAGCAAAATGATAACGTTCTAGTAGATAATACTAGACCACTAATGAAAGGTTTTAAATACGGTAAAAATCTTATTGCGTTTGACCACGGACATAAAATGAAAGCGGACAAAGCTGTACAAATATTGCCACAAAGATTTAAAGAAATGTGGAGTGATGTTAATTATGTAGAGTTGCATAGAGGGCATTTACACGGAGTTCATCATAACAAAATTGGTGCAACGAATGAGTTTAGTGGTATTACAGTTCGTAATCTTGGAAGCATGTGTGCTACTGACCAATGGCATGATGATAAAGGATATGTAGGAAATATTAAAAGAGCACATGGTTTTGTATGGAGTAAAAACAACGGTCTACAAGCAGAATTTTATTATAACGTTCCTATGGAATAAAAAAAAGGGAGCACTACACTCCCCTTTAAATAGTTTATAGAGATATTAACTCTTTTAACTTTTGAAATTGTTTTAATTGCTTAGACAATTCCTTGTTCTTAAATTTTAAAGATGCTACTTCTTGTTTTAACGCAAGTATAATAGCATTACTTTTTAACCCCTGTATTTGAGGCTCATGACCTAAATCCTTTGCAAAGATACTTAACTCATTATATATATCTCTATAATAATTTAAAGTCATCATTCTATTGTGTTCCCTTTCGTAGAACTGTATAGTTGAATGGTCCCTGCCTAGTATCTCTCCAGTTTCTACTTGTGTTATTCCAAATGCAGTTCTTAATACAACACCTACACAAGCTCTTACTTCTCTAACTTTACCCTTTCTAGAGTCACTTAATAATTCTGTTTTATTGACATTACCTATTTTACAAGCAAGGTCTATAAGCTTCTTGACACTTTCTTTGTCTGTTTTTACTTTATACATCATAATAATTTTAAATGTTTTTCTTTTACTTTTTGGTTAAACTCTTTGTTTCTTTCTGCCTTATCATGACAACTTCTGCAAAGAGCAGCTAAGTTTTCTATGTAGTCTTTGTTCTTGGAACCCCCGATACCACGTCTTTCAATGTGATGAATATCAACAGCTCTAGCATTACATACTGTGCATCCTATGAAATCATCTATCCCATAGTTAAAGTATTTCATGTAAACTTTAGTGTGTTTCTTCATCTTCTTTCGTAGTCACCAGATTCTACTAGATGTCCATCTTTAGTATTGTTAAAATATAACCATGCTTTATACCTTTTCTTACTACCAATCACAATTATTTTTTTTCTTTCATACCAAGATGGATGACCTTCTAATAAATCTAACATACGAAGTGTATGATTTGATACCTTATACAACTCTCCAAATATACTTGACACCTCTTCATCATCACTAACAAAAGGTATTCCATTTGCATACATGGCATACTTTTTTTTAGTAAGACCTGCGTCTACAAATTGAGAGTTTTTTAAAAGGACATGATTACCATGCCCTCTTCTTAATGTTCCGTAAACAAAAACTAATTCCATATTATATACAGTCGCTCAAAATTTTAATTAATAATACATTAATAGTTGCTAATGTTAAAAATATTAATATAGCAACTAAATCTATTGGTTTTATATTTCGCATATCTCTCCTAAATTATAATCTAACATCTCTACTTCATCAGGAAACCTACCGTCACTTTCAGAAGCTATTAAACTTTTATATAATACAAGTGCATTCATATAAAGTTTTCTACCATCATTAATTATTTCTTTACTTAATTTAAATGTGCATATACAATGCGGCTTATCTTTCTCAATAGCGATAATATAATAATCATCGTACCCCAAAGCATCAAGATAATAAGCCGCTTGCATGTGATAACATGAATTAAGTATAATATCTAAATACATTTTTGGATGTGCATTTCTAGTTGTTTTTAAATCAACTATATACTTTTTTGAATTATTAATTGCATCAGGTTTACCCTTACAAAGTATATCTACATCTTCATTTTTCCATGTATATATTTTTTCTACTTCGTCACACCCCCTTAATAAATCTATATGTTTGTGATTTACTAACTCTTCATACATGCCCATCATAGTTTCATAATTCTTTGTGCTAATAGGTTGTCTGCCTTTTAGTTGTTCATTAAACTTTGCTAATGTTGTTTTACCTAAAGTAGTTCTTTTGTCTACGTCTGGTTCTTTAACATAGTTTTTTGTAAACTTATCCAAACCCTCCAATGCTAACATGTGAAACGCTGTTCCAAATTTCATTGCTTGGGTTGGGGTAATGGGGTTTTCTAACCTATACATATAATGTTTAGGGCATTTATCTATAAATGATTTTAACATAGAGTTAGATAAATACATACAGTCCTCATAGTATGTGTGGTCTGTTACTTCTGGGTCTTTAATTAATTTAATCTTTGGTCTTTTCATCTTAATATATATTTTGCAATGGTAGTGTTGTTACCCCATCTGTTCTTTACTTTTAAATCTTCACTAATTATATTGTGTCCATCTTTTCTTAATTCATATATGGTTGCTGATAATCTAGTGTTACCTAAATCTCTAATTGCATCTAGACTAGTTATATGTTTAAACTCTTTAAGGTATTCTAATAGTCTAGTATAATGAGTATTATTTCTTCTCTTTATCATTTGTATTCGATTTTATGGTGATTAATACACCTGGTTTAACTTTGTTGTATTCATACGGTTCTAAAACAGGTAATAAAAAGTCTGCATTATCATCCTCTATCCACTCGTACTTAACCATAAGGTCTTGTACAGTTTGTAAAGGATTAACATAATCAAACTTTCGTTTACTGTTTCTAATAAATTTAAATGAAATTGTATAAG